ACCGGCTTAAATTATGAGAGTTTACAAAATCTGAGATTAATCCATTACCTTGTAACCAAATACAAGCAACTTACAAGACTGAGTACCCTTTGAAGGAACATAGTTAACCTTAGCATAAAGAGAATTCTTCTCTTTCATACGAGTCTCAATAACGAGGTCTACACCAACGTGGTTCTCGATAACGAACTCCTTAGCAGCTTGCTCAGCAGCCTTAGAAGTCTTCTCAGTGAAGATTTCCTCACCAGTATCCTGTGCACGACCAACATAAACTCTTACAGGAGTATGTGTACGAGCCTCATACTTTGGCTTCTCTACCTTATAAGGACGCTCTCTTGAATCGAGAACAGCTGACTGAAGCACGATGTAAGCACCATCGTTAGGCATATTGAACTTCTTTTTCTTAAGATATTCTGTCATCCACTCTCTTTGAGTTTCCTCAGTTACAGCATTATCCTTAGCCCATTTCTTATAAGCCTGAGTAGCATCAACACGAAGGTTCAGTTTTGAATTCTTAATAGCCTCATCTTTGGTCAAACCAATAGTCTCAAATTTTGTGAAAAATACATTTTCCATAATAGTTATACAATTTTAAATCATCATTTCATACGGAATTTCTCCGTCATAAACTATCTACTAAAATGGAATCATCTTTCTTCATCAGAAGAACATATTAAATTTATCATCAATTACGATGAGTCATAGTTAACGAATGTTAAAATTCACTTTTTAACATTTGTTAAAACGGAAGATACGTGTTCAAAATTCCACGTATTTCCTTAATAATATCCTGGCCTTTAAGACCAAAATTAGGAAATTCAGTACAAGAATAACTCAAATCTTGACAAAGTATGCTAAGACCTTTTATAAAGTCGTCAGGCAAACCTAACTTATCCGCTAACTTCATTATAACTTGATAATGAGTAGCATCTGGATGCTTTAATTTAGTCTTATGAGTAACATAACAGATTAAAGAAATTAACTCCAATTTTCTTTCAAAAGAAGTCATTTTAGCATCTGCTTTAGGATTCAAGTATCCTGTACTAAAATAAGTTTTATATATATTTTCTAATTCCTTATACTTCATTGAATTGATAGCCTTTTACTATATTTAAATAAGCTACAGTTTTTAATAAATAAAGAGCTTCTTTCCAACCTAATAAGAATAATTTAGAAGTCATTGGATAAACTCTTGTATCGTATTCGGGAATAGTAGAAACTACAAGGAAATTTCCTTTCGTAGTAGCTTTTTCAACATTATAATATTTCTTAGCAACTAATTTAAGTAACCAAGAATAGAAAGCTATTTCTCTTTGATAACTATAATAAGTTGGATCGAATATAGTAGCAGGTCTTGATGTTGTTTTTAAATCATTTACTGTTATAATATTCTCTTCAGTATCTATACTAAAATTATCTAATTTGGCTTTCAATTTATAAGTTCTAGCATCATATCCAGGAACCTCCATTCTAATATCCATTAGAATAGTTTTCTCATTTCCTATAATAGGTTGTTCTGTAAGACCTTCAGGATGTAGCAATTTCTGAATTTCTTCATTAGCATTTAGAGTATGCAAGCAATTATGTAACAATTCAAAATTCTTTACATCAGTATAAATCCTCTCCTTGTCACCTTCTTTCCATGGATTGCTTTGTTCATATAAGAATCTATCTCTCCAATAAGGTTCTGCTTTAGCTCTAAATTCTTGTAGACGATTAGAAGTAAGTTTATCTTTATAATAACCTATTTCATATGATTTAGCTTTAATTTCATCGTCAGTTGGTGTAGTACCATCTTTCTTATATAAAGCTTCAGCCATTAAACCAGCTTTAGCTGTAGGTTTAAAGATTCCATCAATTACTTCATAATCATCACCTTGCAATACTATTTGGTGAATAAGACCTCCAGTTTCAAATGAAGGATTATATTCATTTTTTAGACCAGCAAAGAATGCTTCTGCTCCATCTGTCTTTAGTTTACCTAGTCTACTATTAGAAATATAATCACTATATTGTTCACTAAAATATACAGAATCACTAATATCTTCTAACTTTAAAGAATCTAATATTGGGGTAATTTTTACCTGTTTTATTACTTCATTGTCAAGTGTCATTTACTCGAAATACTTACTAAACTCCTCGAATATTCCCGTTTCCTTAGCTAAATAATATACATCCTCAATCTCGTCATAATCCAAGGAGTATATCTTAAGAATAGGGCCATATTCTTTATTATTATCTCCATCAATTAATAGACATGGGATTCCAGCCATATTTAAAGACTTCCACTGATGTGGAGAATCTTCAATAAATACGTCTACTCTTCCCTTTATGTATTTAGATTTTGGAATACTATATCCAGGAACCTGGAATAAAGGACTGTTAGGTAAATCATTGATTTCGATAGCTTTCTTAGTCCAGCATTTCTTATTAACACGTGAACTACAATAAAGTTTAGGTTCGAAATTAGGTCTTCTTATTACAGGAAGATTTACCCAAAAATCACGTTCTTTAATAAGGATATGTTCGACATTCCTTGTTACAGCCCAATCATACTTAGGCCATTTCTTAAAACGTCGAATATACCCCTTAGAGAATCCAAAGATTGTGTCATCTAAATCACAACCAATTTGTAGTTTCTTAATCATTAGATTGAGCAAATAAATTTAGTTCAAATCTAAATGTTTCTTTCTCCTCTTCAGATAGGTTCTTATACGAAGTAACCAATCTCTTTACATAAGTTTCTCTTTTCATAATAATTCGTCTATTTCTTCTAAATCTGATAATGCTATACTATAATGATCGTTGAGATATTCCCTCAACTGATCCCACGTTTCTACTGTATTTAAAATGTAATCATCATCTAGTTGTTCACCATATTTAATAATTAACTTCTCTACAGCATGATTGTAGGATTTTGCAACGAGAGTTTCAATACTGGGCCATTCGTCTGCAGGACAATATGCCCACAAATACTTATTCATTTTTCAATTTTAAATTTAAGTAATCATACAGCATCTCAACAGGAGCTAATATTAATGTTCCTGGACTATTTCCACCTTCTTTATCTTGTTTTTTCCAAACAACAACAAATGGTTTATCTTTTAACGGACATTCCTCTTCTATTTTAAAATAGGAAGGGACCGTTTGTGTTGCTTTACATTGAATATAACAAGGAAGATTTCCATCTAAATCATCTATATCTACTTTGGAATTATCCAACATCTTACTATTTGAACGGCTACTCACAGTATTATAACCCATATCATTTAGTTTATGAATAACGTCTAGCTCTAGTTGTGAACCTTTTTGCTTAGACCTCTTAGCAGTATAATGTTTCTTAGTGTGTGGATCTAACCACTCAACTTGTATTCCATCTTTAGGAATACTGTTTTTATTAGCTCTTATTTTTAATGTCTGTACTGATAAAGTGGTCATTTCTGCTGCTTTTTCAATAGTGTCATACACAAATATATTACCTCCTTTATCAGTAATTTTGACTCCAGTATTCAGCTACTTAGCTTTTGCCATCATATTTACTATTACTTGTTTCTCTAAGATAAATACCAATTATCTTATACCAAATATCTTCTGCAGTATATTCACTATTTTCTCCTAATCCTTTATTTATGATTTCAAATACTTTTTCTTTTGTCATAGGTTTATAACATAATTACTTAAAGTACATAAAGCATCATCAAGCATATCAATAGTCATTTCTATTCCTATAATTTCTCCTTCTAATGCTTCACTTTTTAAAGTATAACAACCATAATAATCCGGACATGGATCTGTCCATTCTGGAGAATATTCATTGTGAAAATCTTGCCAATCAATGTAAATAGGGGGTTTAATGTCCATCTTATTGATATCATCTATATCAAGTAAGAGAGCTCTCAATAACTCCTTTTCTTTATCATTGATAGGCAAAGTTTTTATATTCTCATAAGTAACCCTCATTTTATTTCATGTACTATAGACCACCAAACACTTCTTTCTAAATATTGTCCTCTAGGAACATCATCAACCCAAGGCATTGTTATTTCAAATACATTAAGTTTATGACCACACCATATTGGAGGCAATCCTCCACATTTTTCTAATCGTGGGACATCAGCAAATACATGTACTCCTGTCCAATCTCTAGCTAAGTATACTTTCATCTTTTAAATTATTTATTATTTGTTCAAGAATTTTCTTAAACTTTTTATTCATTTTCGTACTCTCATATTTAATAGCAATAAGTTCATTGTCTTTATTAAAAGATGCAGTTTGAACAATTATACAAATTTCTTCCATAATTTATTTAAACTTATACTCTTTAAAAAAATCATTCACATAGTCTTTCATGTTATCTACTCCTACTAATTTAATGGAGTCAGTAAAATCTTTAGATAAATAGAAAGGAAGATAAAAATAATTTAACTCTGGATGCTGCTTACGAATAAGCCACATATTATGTAATCCAGGTCTATCATTATCATAAAGTACTAGAATATGCTTAAATCTTTTCTTAAATTCTTCCAACTTCTTTTCATCAACAAAAAGAGTTTCAGAATTAGGACTAACAGCAGCAATACCAAATCCATAGAGAGCTACCACATCTTTCATTGATTTAGTGATAACTAATAAATCTCCAGTCTTTGGTAATTGATGATAACCTTGTAGAACTTTTTTAGAAAGATTATTTAGAAATCTATACTCTGTTTTTAATGGGAAATATACTTTCCACTTTTCAATACCATTCTTATCTTTACCAAAATAATATCCATAAATAGGACTATTTTCTGCTGAAGTAAACTTCAATTCCCCATTAAGGAAAACATGCTGTAAAGAAAAGATTTGATATTTCTTTAATAGCTTTTTAGAAATTCCAAATGATTCCCACCACTTTAATTCTTGTTCAGTAAAATCCTTTATTTGAACTTGAATTCGAGTTTTCTCGGTTTCTTTTAAAGGTTTAACAATTATAGGAGCTTCTTTAACATTATTAGAACCTTTAATTAAGTTGAAATCTCTAGCTATAATATTTAATGCTTCATAATAGTTTACACTATATTTCTTCATTACTACTTGAAAACAATTTATATGTTCATTAGTAGCAAAATCGTGAAGATATAATATATCAGACTTCGACTTATATAAAGCACAAGTTACCTTATGGTCATTTCTAAACGGAGATAGGTGTAACTTTTTACTAGTTACATCTATTCCGGTATAGAATTGCATTATAGATTCTTGATTTACTCCTTTAGAAAATATAAATTCTTTAGTTACTTCGGGTTCTAATGCTGAAAAATACATAATTATTTAAATTTTCTAAACAAGAATCTATAGGCGATGATTAATCGTCTAGATCGATATCACCAAGGTCTACATCATCATCAGCTACGTCTGGATTACTATCAGTTGTATCCTTCATAGGAGTTGGTTTAGCCTCCTGATATTTCTTCATTTGAGTCAACTCATAGTTACTCCAAGTAAGAGCCTTAGCATCAGTAGAAACAAAGTTCAGAACTGAAGGCTTTGTCTCAGCCTTAGCGTCCTTACCAAGTACACAAGCACTAGGAAGAGTTGAGAATGTCTGGTTGTTTGAAGTACGACCAACAAGCTTCAAGAAGAACTTAACATCAGTCTTGCCTGTAAGAGCCTTAATAATAAGGTCTACAAACTGATCCATAGTCTTCAGTTTAGAAGCATTCTCCTTAATCTTCTCAGCACCCTTAGGATTAATTACCTGAGTAAGCTGCATCAAAGTATACTGGAACTGCTCAAAAGCAGAAGGATACTTAGCACCACTGGTTTCATTAACTCTACGTTCAAAGTCAGAGTCCTTAGTAGGAACAAATAGGTTATGATTATATACACCCGTCTTGTCACCACATCCTGTAAATTCAATAGCAATTACAGGATACTCAGTACCATCCTTACCTTTAAGAGAGGTTTTCTCAATCTTAGTCAGATTAACCTCATAAATATCATAAGGACGAAGATACTGAGGACCATTATTTACGAAAGAAGTTTCACCAATTGCGCTAAAAGAAAAATTTGCCATAATCATTAATACATTTTAAAAATTAGTACATTATATAGTACCATCATAATTATCTAATTGATTAATCTTACATTAAATTTTAATCTATGTCAAGATCGAAATCAATTTCTGCTGCTTCAACTCCATCTTCATCGACATTTAATTCCTCGTCTTCTGGATTAGCGATTTCTTCTGGAATCTCCACTGTATCATCCTCTTTTTGAGGAGCATCTCCAACTAGCTTAAACCAGCCATCTTTACCCTCATAAGGTACTACCTCAAAGATTGTACCATACTCAGCAAGATTATCATGCTTAGAACCACGACAGCTAATAGTATTAGTCTTAGTAAGTCTATTACCTTTAGCTATATCTTCCATCATAATAGGAGTGATTTGCTTTCCTTTCTTCTCGAAACGAATGTCAATCTTCATTTCAGGTTCCCAACCTACAAGAGCCATAGCTGCTTGGTTCAGTTGAATCTTACCTTCAAGAAGAGTGGCTTTAGGATTTGGATCGCCATCATCCTTTGGTTTACGAGTTCTAGTAGTACCAGAACTTGTAGTCTTTTTAGCATCTTTAAAATCTCCAAGAGTTGCCTCTTTGGTAATAATTTCGCCCGTCTCTTTATCAACAATAGACAGAATAAGCTTAGCTGATTGAATTTCCAATTCCATTATAATTCTTCTTCGTCGTCGCCGTTATTGTACTTGTCAATAACATTAAGTATCTGATTGAGGTCATTATCAATTTCCATATCCTCAAACATGTCCATTGGAGTTTTAGCAAGACACTTACCATCATTATTAGTAATTAGTTTATATTGCATCTTACCGTCATCTCCCTCTTCTACTTTAGTGCAGAAGATATAAGTAAACAATCCCTCAAGAGTTACCTTTTCAGCTAGAAGTTTTCCAACTGTCTTGATAACATATTTAGGATCAATTTCTGTTCCCACGTTTTCACTATGAGTTAAGAAACACATAGTACAATCCTCACGCATTTGTTCTGAATATCTTAAGATTTCCATAAGATGCTGAGCCAATTCACTAAACTTAGTATAACCAACCTCAGTAGCTCTATCAACAAATTCATAACTCAATATATACTGCATATCATCAAGAACAACAGTTTTAATATGAGGCATTTTAGTGTTAATAATCTTAAGAACCTTAATAATTTGCTCCCAATTAGATTGGACATAATAATTACCAGAAATTTCCTTTGTTTCTTTATTAATGTTAAATTTCTTATATTTACTCTTCCAAGCGCGGAAAGGAAGTGGTTTACCTGTAGTACTAATAATAAATGTAGTCTCAGGATTCATGTTTCTTAAACTAGTACTTTTTCCAGTACCCGATTCTCCGTAAATACACAGAGTTTCACAAGCCATACTTAAATTATCAATTTAAATTTGTTTTCTACAGTACTATCTTCTTCTATGGAAACATCTTCATCACCCTCTTTCTTTAATAAATAATCTGGGGTGAGATATTTAGTGTAATCATAAATATCATTAGGTAGTGGCCAATTATGTTATCGTATAATCATTTAAATTATACTTCTATACTTTTATTTATATGTATAGTTCAGACTATTTCTTCAACAACTTTTAAGTATTGGTATACATAGGTTGTTGTCTCGCACTCTTGGTAGTTCATCCTCTTCAACACCACTTGTTAAGACGGTATCTACTAGTCGTTGATCCTTTCATTTATTTCTAAATGACTTGGATTAGAGTTGTCCAAAGGGCTTTGGATTTTCTCAGATTCACGAGATTTTGAGCCTTCAATTTTATACAATGCCCAATCTAATATATATGGTTTTATTAATTCTTTTAGTTTTTTATATCCACTAGCATAAGATACAATATCTTTATATACTTTGTTGTAATGTTTATTATAATGGCTGGCTATTCCAAAATTTAAATTAAATTTTTTATTCAAAAAATCAATAAATTTTTCTAATTCTTCATCAGAAAAACTACATAAAGCAATTCCTATAGATATAACATTTCCTGTTTTTCCTCTTATAGGAAATCCATCATCCATTATTAAATAAGCTAAACTTCTTTCAGTAAAGTTATCAAACAATTCAAAAGGAATTACTTTTTTGCCATTTTTATAAAAAGCATTATAGTAATCAGTTAAATTAGGATAACTTTCTGTTCTTAAAGATATAGAAGGATATTTAGTATCTTGTCTTGTTAATTTTACTTTAGAATTTAAAGATTTAAAAATTTCTGCTAAATGATATACATATTTTGATTGCTTTATACTATGTTCACAAACTAATCTAGAAGAAATTCCTCTGAATTGTAAAGAACTATCTCCCATTAAAGTTCCTAATAAAACTTCAATCATTTCATTAGATAATTCAATTGTATCATTAGAATTTAAGTTTTTTCTCTCTAAATTATATTTTTTCCTAAAATTAAACACAGTAATTTTATTGCAATTAAATATTTCTGCAATTTTTTCATCAGAATATAATTTATTTACATAATCTTTAATTTCTTCCAAATGTGGATATAATATAGTAGGATTATATTTAGATTTCCATCCATTTTTCTGGCGTTGATATTCTACCATTCCTACTGTTATTCCTAAAATCTCTGCAATTTCTTTCGCAGTTTTTCCTAATTCGGTTTCTATACGAATTTTTTCAATTTGTTCTTTTTGAATTTTCATTTTTATGATATATTAAATTTTTTATATTTTAATATATCCTAAAATTTATTGAATCCAAAAATTTTATAATATTAGATATGTATAAATTTCCTAAGCTCTGCCCATACATTAATTCCACCATGGAAATTAACAGCAATTTCTTTATCAGCTTCTCCAAATCTTGTTTTAAGAATTTGAATCATTCTGATATGGTCACCAAGAGTTTTAACATCATATCCTCTATGAACATTTAGTTTATCTCTATTAGGACCATATAATGCTATTACTACTTCAGCTGCATCAGTAGTATCACCAGTTTCCTTTAAATCAGAGAGCTGGATTCCAGTTCTACCTGCTTTAAATCTTTCTATATTACTTTGCTCTCTATTAATTTGCTGAATTAGTGTTGGAGATATTCCACACATATTTCTAAGTGTGATTAGATAAGCTACTGCTGTATCAATTTCTCCTTTCTTATTACGTCCATTAGAAGGTTTAAACAAACCAACGTGATCAATAACAACTTCATACAACAAATCTGGATTATCTGGTAAATAAATCTTTCTATTCTCTGTTTCTGTAAACTTACCAAACTTTTCTAACTTTTGCATTAGAATAGCATATAGCTTGTCTGCATTAAGAGATTTATCATATATGTGGATTTTCTTTTCAATTTTATTAAGCCATTCCATACTATCCATAACAATGTGATAGTCTTCATCACTTAAAATATAATCCTTTTTTCTAGAAAGAATCTCTTTAACAGAAAGTTCTTTTCCATACTTTTCAAATATATAAGTTGAAAGTAATTTGCCAAATATAATAGTTGCTGGCATCTCCAAACTAAAATAGGACACATAGAAATTATCATCATCTAAGTGTTCCATTAGTGGTCGATACACATAAGCATATAAAATGAAACTTGATTTACCCTGACCAGTACCTGAAGCCAATACTGTCATTGTTCTTTTGGTAACTCCATCTATCACAGACTCGAGTTTGGGTAAACCCATAGAATAACCTTGAGCTCTTCCTTCTCTACCTAAATCAATTTCTTGGAGTAATGCTTCTGCTATTGTCATAGCTCTTCAACATACTCAATGTAATCTACATCCCAACGATCTGATAAGATACTTGATTTTGCTTCTTCAGAGTTTTCAGCATAACACCACTCCTTGTCATAGTCTCCGTCTTTTGTGACGAATCTTACTAAATACTTTTTCATTATTATAGTAATTGTGTTGACTCAAGATTAATGTTAATGGTATTACCTTCTTTAAAAGCTTTCAAGGCTTCATAAGCTCTATCTACAATAAACCTATCCAAAGTAGTAAAGTTATAACCATTCTCAATACCCCAACGGATATTATCCAAAATTTCTTTATGGACATCTGGATTATTCTTAATTTGTTTAGCATATTTAGCAAAAGCATCTTCTAATGAACCAAACTTATGACTAACACTTCTCAAATTAAAAACTTGATTATTTACTACACAAGATTGTGGATAAGTATAGAACAATTCCTCTCCCATTTCATAAGCACTTCTGTAGTACTTCTTCAGAAAGTTTTGATTGAATTGAACATCTTCAGGAACAAATGAAGAACCCTCTTTTGGAAGTTTATAACTTTTGAGAATAATTCCTTTATTTTGAAGACTTATTAATAGAGGTCTTAATTGACATACTTGAGCAAAATTTTGAAGGTATTCATATTCTCCATCTTGAGCTAACAGAATAACCTTAATACACATCAACTCATTTGAGTCTAACTTATATTGACCCATCAGAATTAATTCTGTATTTAGGTCGTGATTTAAATATTTCACAGCATAATAGTTTCCATTAGCTGCTAATCGTGTTCTTCAGATTTCTCTGCGTTATTCAATGCATATATATTAAAGATAAATATCTACTAATATTAAAATCTGAACATCAATTCCCTAGGCTTATGTTTCACAACATCGGGAATTTCTCCTCTTAATACCTGTTCAAGGCCTTTTTCATCAATGGTTATATAATTATCAGTTTTTTGATGGCAATCTTTGAACCATTTAGTCTCTTGAGTGTTATTAAGTACAATGTAGAATATTTCAGCTACTTTATCTTCAAACTTACGAACTACA